ACGGGCGGCGGCGCCGATCTCGAACGGGCGCGCGGCAGGGACATCGTCCTCGGGGTAGGGGGACAGGCTCACTTTTTGGTTCCCATGAGGGCGCCGTCGATCTCGGCACGGGATGCGCCCATCAGGCGCAGGGCATAGGCGCGCGAGATGCGCGACTCGAACGTGACGCGCGCGGCGGCGTCGCTGACCGTGGGCGCGATCACGCCCTTGGACCGCAGCGTGTTCAGGTAGGTCGTGACCGTGCCATCCGGCACCTTGTCGATCGGGACGTAGGCGTCGCCGCGCTCGTCCGGCCGCACCATCGCGGCGGGCACCTGGCGGTCGGGACCCAGCACGTCGATCGCGACCTTCTTGTCGACGGCCTCGCGCATGATCGCCGCCTTGCGGTCGCGCGTGAGTTTCTTGCCGACGGCGCGCTCCTCGGCGGCGATCTCCTGCTCGACCGCGTTGCGCAGGCGGCCGAGGTCGGCTTTCCTGTCGTCGCTCAGCCCGTTGTCGTAGGGCTTGAGCCCGGCCTCGTGAGCCAGCGTCTTGAACAGGTTGTCGTCGATCGTCGCCTCGCGCACGGCGTTCGCATCCTTGACCAGCGTGTTGTGCTTTTCCATGACCTGCGCGGTCAGCGTGCGGCCCAGCCGCGGCAGCAGCGCGACGACGGCGTCCGGCGACATCGAGGCGAGCTTTGCCGGATCGCCGACGATCGTGAGGTACTCGGCGAAGTTCTTGCGCGCCGCGTCCTCGTCGCCCTGCGCGGTGAGCGTGCGCGCGCGCTGGCCCTGCTGGTAATTCCAGTTGACGACGTGCTCCTTGACCTGCGCCTGCACGTTTCCAGGCAGAGCGAGGAACTCCGGCGTGCGCGCGATCGTCGCCAGGTTGGCCCCCTCGAACACCTTGCGCCACACGGCGCCGGAGTTGGCCTCGGCGCGCTCGGACTGCGCCGCCTTGTGCAGATTGGCGCGCTCCTTGATCGCGTCCATCGTGGCCTTGTAGAGCTTGGGGTCGCTCGCGAACTTCTTGGCGGCCTCCTCGCGCATCGCGTCGATGTTGACCGGGTCCAGGTCGCCGCCCTTGTGATGCGCCTTCCAGATGTCGTCAGCCGCGCGCAGGCCTTTGCCCTCGGTCACGGCGACCATCAGCTTGCCCTCGATCTTGGTGGCGTCGCCAGCCTCGCCGATCGAGGACTTGTTGCGCTCGTAATACTCGCTGGCCGACTGATCCATGCCGTTCGCGAGGAACCGCTCGATGACCGCCGTGTGCGTGGCCGCCTCGACGCCGGCACGCTTGGCCTTGACGTACTCGGAGCCCAGCCCGTTGCGCGCCGCGTAGGCTGTCACGGCATCGACCTGGCGGGCGATCTCCAGCCCGACGCGGTCGGGATCGGAGAAATTGGCCTCGGCCGCGCGCCTGCTGTTGGCGAGGAAGTTGTCGGTTTCCGCGTCGTCGAACTTGCGCGACTCGGCGAAAACGTGCTTGCTGATCGTGCGCTTGACGTCGGCGCGACGGTCGAACTCCATGCGCTGCCGGTCGTTGCCGAGCTCGCCCCTGATCTTGCCGATCGTGTCGGTCAAGTCCTTGTCGATCTCGTCGGGGATGCCGAAGGCGTCCTTGCCGCGGCGGCCCAGCGCGCCCTTTTCCGGGTTGTAGAGCCGCTCGGTCTCCCAGGTGGACAGCTTGCTCTCGGCCGCCATGATGGCGACGGCATCCTGCCGGTCGGTCTCCTCTTTGTAGATCGCCGCGCCGGCCTCCATCAGAGCGCGCGAGGCGCCCTGACCGGAGTCCAGCGACGGCGCGGTCGTGAGCCGGCCCTGCAGTGCTTGCGCCGCGACTTTGGGCGGCCCGTAGACGGTCGGCATCTCAGTCCCTCCCACTCGTCCAGCGGGACGGGTTTCGCGTGATGTCGCCGCCCATGCCGCCGCCGAAGTAGCCGGCCGATGCCAGCTTGCCGGCGCCGGTCACGATGGTCGACATCTGCTGCTGACGCCCCTCGAAGCGCGCGAGCTCCCCGCGGTAGGTCGAGTCACGCGCGGCAACCCGGTAGCCCCAGGCCTCGCGCAGCGCGTTGGTGCGGATCGTCTGCGCGTCGACCTCGCCCCAGCGGGCCGTGTCCATCTGCACGTCCAGCGCCGAGCCGTCGTTGACGTCGACGCCGCCGGCAGCGAACGCCGCGCGCTGGGAGCCGATCATCCCGCGCACGCCCAGCCGGTGCCGCATCTCCTCTTTGCGGCCGCGCACGATCGCGTCGTCGGCCTGAATCTCGCTGATCTGCGCGTTGTAGTTGGCGACGTTCTGCTGCGCCTTGGCGTTGTTCTTGGCGCTGGCAAGGCCCATGCCCATGCTCGCGCCCATCATCGCGAGCCCTGCTGTCTGTCCCATGTTCTCAGCCTCCGATGGTTCCGTTAGGGATCGCGGCCAGGATCGTCATCGGCAGCGGGTCGCTCTGGCGCACGAAGAAACTTCCGCTCTGGCGCCACGTGGCCGCGATGTTGATCTCCTTGATCCCGGTCACGGTCTGCAGCGCCGTGCCGATCACGTCGTCGACCTTGAGCTCGGTGAGGTTGTCCGCATCCGGCCCGACGAAGCCGCCGCGCGTGTCCTCCACCAGCAGCGAGACCGACCCGATGCGCTTGCGCGAGTCGCGAATCTGCTCGCCGTCGACATCCAGATCGAGCGTCTCGACGTCAGCCTCGATCGGCAGGCCGACGTGGATGATCTCGTACTGGCGCCCGAGCGAGGTGACGTCGCCGCTCGTGACCGTCTGCTGGGTCAGCGCGTTGCCGTCGGCCAGGATGCCGACCGTGCGGCCCTCCAGGTGATCCAGCCCCGAGACCATGTCGACAGCCCGGCCCCAATCGCTCGACGCCACGCCGCGCAGAGATGCCGGAACGTCGCGCCGCGGGTAGCCGCGCACAACCGTCGCGCTGACGTAGGTCCCGATCACGATCTCGGCCTGGTCGTCGCCTGAGCGCGCATGGACCGCGTTGCCCACGTCGCCGGAGACGAAGCCGCCGGACGAGCGCGTGACGGTGATCTCGTCGTCGTGGGTCCAGCCGCCGCCGGCCGAGGTCAGCGTCACGGTCTCGCCGCCGGTCACGCGCCCGTCATAGGTCAGGTGCGAGTCGAGGAACCTGGCGTCGGCGGCCACGGTCGAGATCACGCGCGAGGCGAACCGCTCGATGTAGCGTTTGGTCGCGCCACCGACAGTGCGGTTGACGATCGAGTAGACGGCGTCCTCGGTGCCCTCGGGGACGCAGACGACGTCCTCGAACTTGTCGCCGCCGTTCGTGTCGTGCCGGTGCCAGCCCCACACCTCATGATCGCGCAGGTAGGTCATTCCCAGCAGTGCGCCATCCGATCTCGCGGCCCACACGATCGAGTGCGGAACCTGCTGGTAATCCATGCGCTCGATCGTCATGCCGACGAACAGGTGCGGCGAGAAGATCGACAGGTCGCGAGACTGCGCGCCTTGCGACAAGTCTTGACGGAAGTCGCGCAGGATCGTGCCGCGCGCCTGCAGATAGATCAGGTTGTTGCCGATGATGGCCGGCGCGACCTCGCTGGAGCCGTGGTAGCTCTTTTGCTTGGCGTTGGCCGGTGCCGTGGCGCGCAGCACGCCATCGCTGTCGCCCAGGATCGCCCACTCGCCGCCGGCCGTCAGGACGACGAAGTCGTCGATCTCGGCCATATGCATGATCTCGTTGACCTTGCGGCCCTTGAGCGAGAACGTGACGGCATCCTCGTCCTGCAGCGGTGAGGAGATCGTCAGGTTGTTGCCGGTTCCGGTCTTGGTGCCCCATACCTTTTCCGGCTCGTTGTCGGTGTTCGCGAAGAATCGCCTCTGCTGGAAGTAGCCGGCCACGCTCGGGTAATTGCTGGCCGAGCCGAACGGCGTGCGCGCGACCGGCGGCGTGATCGACTGATCGGCGGTGATCCCGTTGTCGACGAAGGACAGGCCGGTCGACACGCCGATGAATCCGTAGACCCCGCCAGTCTGCTTATAGACGTTGTATTCGACGGCGCCAGAGACCGCGCCCCACGAGACCGTGATCGGCGAGCCAGAGCTCGGCGTCGCACTGGACGACGTCTCGTTCGAGGCGAGCGACTCCTCGTAAGTGTCCGACTTGACCGCGGTCACTTTCCAGGCGGTCGCCGTGCCGACAGCGCCAGTGTTCGCGGTGCCAGTCGGCGCCGAGATCGACGGGGCGAACGAGATCGTCGTGAGCGTCCAGGCCGTGTGCCCGGTGCGCGCGAGCTCGGCCGGCGGGTAGTTGGGATGCGTGATCGTCACGACATCGCCCGACTGCACGAACCGCAGCGTCGACAGGTCGGCCGTCACATAGCTCGTCGGAATCTCGAAGATCGTCCCGGTCAGCGGGTGCCAGTAGGTCGCATTCGGCGGCGCATTGCCGGTCGTGGCGGCCTTGCAGTAGTAGTTGACGCCGCCCGACTCGACCAGGTTGCCGGGGACGTAGGCGGTCGCGCCGTTGTAGGCGGCCACGCCGGAGACGACGATCTGCGCGCCGTCCCGGTAGAAGCGCGCATATTGATTGCCGAGCTCGATGACGTAGGTCTGCGAGTCGTTGAATACGAATTTTGTGAGGTACGTCCGCGCTGCCGAGTCCTTGACCTCGGCGATGAACTCGGTCCCCGGCCGATTGGTCACGCCGCCGTGGCGCATGACGATGAAGTTGCGGCAGGTCTTGAGGCCTGTCTGATACTTGACCTGGTCGGCGCGCGCGTACAGCGCCGGGCCGATCTCGCCAGCGGCAAACGAGCGTTGGATGATCGAGGAGCTCATGCCCTGGCGCGAATGAACTCGGACTCGGCGGGCTCTTCCTGCTGGCCCTCGTTGAGCGAGCGGCTCTGCGCCTTGGTCTTTTCGATCTCGTACATCTCGGCGGCCTTGGCCGACATCTTCTCGATGCGCGACAGGCCGGGCGCGATGTTCGCCGCAATGCGCCAGGCCAGCATCGAGGCGAACATCGCATCGAACTCCTGCGGATCGGTCACGTCAGCCGTGTATTCGAGAACCGCGTCCTCCTGATCGGTGAAGATCAGCTTGCCTTGCGAGTCGCGGCCGATCTTGTATGGCGGCGGCGTTGCGTCGCGGCGGCCGCGCTCGGTCACGATGCGGCGGGCAAACATGCAGTCGCTCGGGTAGCGGTAGGCGAACGTCCAATCGCCATTTGCCGGCGAGGATGCCGAGCCGTCGACGAGCTCCAGTGTGTGGTAGGCGGTCGCGAACGGCCACGGGAAGTCGCGTAGCACAAAGTCGACCTCGTCGTCGAAGATCAGCCGGATCGCGATCGCCTCGCGCGAGGTCTCCGTGTCGACGTTGCCCACCGATTGCGTCACGCCGATGCGCAGCAGCGCGACGTTCCCGATCTGCGTTTTCGAGCTCATGGCTTGATCCCTAGCCGGTAGTTGTTGACCACACAGATCGCCTCCATCGCGGCGAAGGCGGCCAGTGCGCCGGGCGCCCACCAGCCGGGCAGCAGCACCAGGCCGACGACCAGCCAGCAGGCCAGCGAGAAGTGCAGATGCACGCGCCACACTGGCGGGTTGCGCCCGAGCAGCGGGTTGCGCTCATACCAGCGATTCGGGTTGAGCGCGATCTGCAGCGTCTGCAGCCAGTCGATCACCAGCAGCGGCGCGAGCGCGACGATCGCGAGGATTGCGGCGATCGAAGGCGTCACAGCGGCTCTCCGATCAGCGCCAGGCCGCACTCGGAGATGACGTCGTGCGGGTTCTCGCCCTCTCGGATCACGCTGGCAGTGAGCATGGCTTGCACAGCGGAAAGCGGCACCTGGCCCTGCGCCAGATCGGCCACGGCTTGCGGGTCTTTCAGGAGGTCTGCGAACTCCTGCTGGATCAGCCCAGAGGAAATCCAGTGGGTCGCGGGCTCTGCTCCTGATGCGGACAGGCCGGTCAAGAACATGCCGACGCCCGAATCCGCTGCTGCCGCTGCCAGTTGACGGGCGAGGGAGACGTGCGCGTGAGGCACGATGATCGTGACGTGCGTCCAGTTCACAGGCTGATCCCCATGCGAGAACCCACAAACCGCTCTGCCCGCTGGATCGTGGTGGCGTCAGTGGCAGCGCCACGAATAATTGTCTGGTACTCCCTGCCGTTGAAGGGGAGAGTGGAGCCACCACGGCGGCCGAAGTAGAGGACGGAGTTAGCGAAATTGCCCGTCCCTTGATCGCCCGCGCTGCTGGCGACCTGCGATCCATTAACGCGCAGCGTCACCGAATCCCCGGCAATGTCGGATTGGCCGGTCAGCACGTTGCTAATCGGGGCTGCATAGCTGGCAGGCGACTGCGCGCCTACAGCCGGAATTGTCCCGCCACTCCTGTACTGATAGTTTGCAGCGGCTGTGACGGGGGCGAACAAGCCGAAGGAGCCTGCCGTCGCGGAACTGGTGGTGGTAAGTTCCACCACCACACCGCTTGCTGCATCGCTAGCCTTGTTGATGCCCGCAAAGACGGTCATCTTGTCCATCCCCGAGAAGTCCACGCTCCCCGTTGCCATGGAGTCGTCTATTCCGTCATATTCAAGGTAGTAGTACCCGCTGGCGTCCTGACGAAGCGTCGGCCTGCTCGCTGCGGTGGCTTGGGTGCGGTGGTTGCCGGGGAGGGGTCGAATGCTGATGTTGGAGAAGTTCGCAGTGTTCGTGTCGCGCGTGAACAGCGCCGGAACGCGCGTGCTCACCGCCGGTAGGATGTAGCGGTAAGTCCCATTCGCGCTGACGTTGGCAGAGGCGAACGACGACGAGCCGAAGCCCAACGTTCCAGTGCCAGCGTAGTCTGAAACCGTGAACTGAATTTCGTAGACCTCATTGATCGTGATCGAGCCGCCGATGGAGTACGCGGTCGTCAGTGGCCCCCCGATGGCGACGCCGTTCACGCTCGTCGTGGTGTTCACGACTGCCCCCCTCACCGCCCCCAGCCGCTTATCCAGCATCAACCCCACCGGCTGACCCACTGCCGTTACAGGCGTGGTCCCAGCAGAGTCTTGGTACATCGTGCTCATGTCGCTGGCGTCGAACCAGGCGCCTTGCTCGCCGTTGACGAACAGCGATCGCGGACTGTTGCCATGCGCCGCGCAGGACGACCCGGCCGCCATGCGGCGACGGCGCCGGGCTGCATGCTCGCGAGTTGCCAGCGACACGGCGCGGCCCCCTACTTGAAGCGGCCCGAGGCGACGACGCTGACGTCGGCCCCGGTCGTGACCTTCCAGCCGCCCGAGGCACTGCGAATGCCCAGGGGGATGTAGAACGGGACCAGGCTCACGACCGAGCCGGTGCCGCCAGCGAACACGGTGATCGCCGAGCCGCCGCCATCCTTGATCGACACGGCGCCAGGCGAGGTCGTCGCCGGCACGACCAGCAGCCCCTCCAGGACGCTGTCGGCGCTGCCGGTGCCGCTGCCCATCACCTGATCGCTCTGCGACGCGGCAACGGTCTCGTAGTCGGTGGAATACATGATGACTGCTCCTGGTGGCGAGGGGTTCAGGTTCCGAGGTAGGCGTTGCCCTGCGCGCCCGTGCCGGAGATCGCGGTCACGTTGGCGCGGTAGAAGCGAAACAGGCCGGCGTCACGCACCGGCACGCGCGAGTGCTGCATCGTGGTCGTCAGCGCGCGCACGACGGTCGCCACGTCGACCCATGCGCCGGCCTTGCCGCTCTTGTCGTTGGAGCCCTGCAGCTTGACCGTCACAGAGCCCGAACCCGAGGAGGTCTTGCCGGAGACCTCGAGCGTCCTGGTCGTGCGCGGCCGGTCGATCGCCGACAGGGCGCCGGTCGTCGTGCGGCCTTCCACGAGCGTTGCTTTTCTGCGAAGCGTGCTGGACATGCGAGAGCTCCTTGGTGCGGTTGCGTGTTAGATGACTTCCTGCTCGCCGGTCGAGCCGCCGGAGCCGCCGACCATCTGCTCGATCTTTTCGTCGTGCTTGCGGTTGATCTCCTGCTGGGAGGTCGACACGCGCTCCGGCGTCCTGGCCGGCACGACCTCCATCCAGGTGCCGAACGTGGCCGGGACGTGGTACTCGTCGGGCTTGCCCTTGACCTCGACCTTTTTCGCCGCGGCCATGAGCTCGGGGCGCTGCTGCTCGCGCGCCGTCAGCGCACGAGTCGGCTTGTCGGGGATGCTGAATACGTCGCCCTCGCGGCGGCGTGCGTAGTCGGTGAATCCGAGGCGGGTTGCGCGAACTTTCATCGGGGCTCTCCTTTGAAGTGAGCCCGGCGCGACGGCCGGGCTCGGGTTGCTAGATCAGGCCGTCAGGCGATCACGAGATGGTGATGCCGTCGGCGTAGTGGACCGAGCCGACCTCGACCATCGACAGCGGCATGAGGTACGCCGAGACGGTGATCGTGGGGGTCGTGCCCGTCACGTCGTAGCGCACGCCCAGGTAACGCTCGTCCTCGCCCACCACGGTCGGCGGGATCGGGATGGCGAACTTGAAGCCGGCGACCAGCAGGTCGGCGTCCTGCGCGGGAGCGGTCGGAGTGCCCGACTCGAACACGCGGCGGCCGATCAGTTGGCGGCCGGTGGACTGCGCCGCGTTCGAGGCGTACTCGACCTCGAACGTGTAGTCCTCGTCGCCGGTCGTCTGATCGGCCGCGACCTCGACGACGAACACGACGGCCATCGGCTCGCCGTTGCCGATCGAGCGCGCCGTCGACAGGTCGATGACGTTGGTGCCGACGGCGTCGGCGGTGATCGCCTGGCTGTCGGAGAACTGCAGATATGCATCGAGGAACATGATGGTGTTTCCTTTCTTGTTCCGTTGGTTCAGGAGACGACCGACTCGGTTTCGAGCAGTTGGTCGCACAGGCGGATCGGGATGCCGCGGAAAGAGCCCTGGCGCTTGCCGTCGACCGTGTCCCAGGTCAGGCCGGAGCCGGAGATCACGTCGTCGCGGCGCTGGATGTCCAGCATCTGCGCGCAAGAGCGGTTCATGTAGAACACCGGCCGGCCCATCGCCAGCGACGGCACGCGATAGGTCGCCTTGATCATCAGTTCGATGAGGTCGGCGGCCGAGGTCTTGGCGACCAGGTTGGAGATGTCGATGTTCGCGATGCGAACGGCGTAGCGCCAGTCCTTGAGCGCGATGCCGGCCTTCCACTGCCACCGCTCCTGGTAGCCGCGCATGCGCGAGCCGCCCAGGCCGGTCGAGGTGACGATCGTCTGCAGCCCGTAGTTGTCGTGCTGCAGGCCGGCCATCGAGCCCTTCGGGAAGATGCCGTGGCAGGAGTTCTCGCCCCACACGACCAGCCAGATCGAGGAGTTGTCGCTGCCGGCGCCCGAGCCGGTGAGCACGTTTTGGCCGTTGGCCGCGCCGCTGATCGCCGAGTAGCGGGTCGACAGGCCGGTGAACTCCTCGGGAGCCAGGCCGGAATTGCCGTAGAACAGCGTCTGCGCCATCTCCTGGTTCATCGCCTCGATGAACGCCATCGCTTCGGACAGGCGGAACGACTCGGTGTTGCCGTTCAGCTTGGCGAGCTCCTCGTCGACCTCGGACCAGGCCTCCAGCATGCCGGCCTGCTCGTCGATCTGCGCGGTCGTGCTCTTGCTCGGCGCAGTGCCCTGGTTGATGAGGCGCCATGCGACCGAGGGCAGGCCGGTGCGAACGCTGGTGCGGTGGCCGGTGGGCAGGTTGCCCTCGACCCACAGCATGTCGGTCAGGATGTCGTTGGTCTGCGAGAGCAGCTCGACGATGGTGGCGGTCTTGCCGTCCGGATCGAGCCGCTTGGCCCAATCGTTCAGGGTCAGCGCCGTCGTCGACAGCGTCGCGCCGCCGAAGCCGATCACGGTCAGCGCCGCGACGTCGTTGTGGCCGAACGCGCTTGCCAGCGCGACGACCAGGATGGCCGCGAGCATCTGCACGCGGGGGTTCAGGAGATAGCGTTTGAACATGGTGATGTAGCTTTCGAGAGGGTCAGGAATAGAGAACCTTTGCGGCGTCCTTGACAGCGGGGGACCCGCCGCCCGTGGGCGCGCTCTTGTCCTCGCGCATTGCAGCGCCGATGCTGCTGACGAAGCGGACGAACTCGGGATGGTTGCCCAGCCCGCTCTTTTCGAGCTCGGTGGCGAACTTCGAGCCGGCCGGCGCGAACTTCGACATCACCAGGTTCACGTTCTGCAGCGTGCCGGCCCAGTGCTCGCCGCCGATCTCGGGATCGGCCTGGCATTGGTTGGCCCACTCTTTCGTCGTGGCCTGGAACTGCTCCATCTGCTTCGCCGTGTGGGCTTCGACCGCGCTTTCGCGCTGCGTCAATGCCTCCTGCGCCTGCTCGTTCGACCATCCTCGTTCACGCGCTAGGGCGGCGACCTGGTCGACATCGCTCTGATCGAGCGGCGATTTCTCCCCCCGCTTGAGGTCATAGACCACAGGCGACGGCGTGGGGGAGGGTGACGGGGCC